TGATTATGTAAACTGATAATCAGTATTGAAGTACGCAGTTATCCATTTGAAGCGTGAGCGAGATGTCTGATGCATCTTCTGAGCTGTAGTCAAGATCACCGAAAGTTGCGTTGGTAATTTGCGCGCCTTTGATGTCCCAGAGTTCTACAACGGTTCCAATAGGATCAAGCATCTTTAGTTGGATGTCTCGCTTGTAGAAATCAGCATATCCTGCGCGACCTGATACTGACTCGTAGTGAGTACGAATCCACTCCATTACCTGCTGTGCACCTGATGGTGCAATTGGATCGTGAAGAGTAACAGACATTGTGCTAAACTTCGCTTTTCCAGCAATGTAACGAGTTGTATTGATCCAGCTAATTTCCTGTGAAGGAATTTCAACTGTTGGTCGCGATGCTGTTTTCACAAGAAACGCATCAACACCTTCAATCGCAAGAACCCACCTGAATTTCCTCTTGGGCTCAAAGCGGTTTGGTAGCATGTCAGTTACAGATAATGTCTCGGCCATTTTTACTCCTATTTTTATTTATTCATAAGCCGAAGCTCAGATCTCAACATTGGGGTTGGAAACCACAAAGTCGAGTGAGATGAACTCGACAGACCGAGTTGGCTGAATGAAGATCTTACCACGAATGGTGTTGTTCTCCACGTCAGCTTGCGTCGTTGTGGTGGTGTCAATCTTCACACGGTAGCGATCCACACCCTGCTGGGCCTGGATTTGCTTCAGGATTGGATCAACAAGGGCCGAGAATCGAGCAAGTGTCGATGCGCGGTTAGGCTCAAAGAGAATCGAGTTTGCAACATTGCGAACTTTACGACGTAGGTCGATAAGAAGACGACGAACATTTACTCGATCAAGCGCGGATGCTCTTGCGAGTAGTGTCTTTTGACCATAAACAACTGGTGTTGCACTGCTACCAATTGTTGTAATTGGGTTGATGTCGTTGCTGTATAGCGTGTCAAGATTGTCTCTGTTAAGTTTCGTCTGTGTTTCAACAACAGTTGAAAGAGCACCACGAGTGAAACCTGCTGGAGCAAACCATGGGAATGCAAGTGAGTCGTTAAGACCAAATGCTCCAAGAACAGCAACAGATGGAGGACAAACAAGATTCGTTAGCGTTGTTGGGTCTGTCATTACAACATCAGGGAAGTATGCTGCTGTAAATGAGTTGTCAAGGCGACGATTCTTTAGACCGTTTGCAGTGAGTGACACAGATACAGTATCATTTGATCCAGTTACAACTTCATCGCTGATGTTTCTTTCCTCAACATCCATAATGTAGATTGCGTCGAATCGAGAAGTAACTGCATCAATTGCGTAGTCGGTTACACCAGGCTCGCGAATACCAGGAATTGCAAGAATTTGGATGTCTGCAAACGCCTTGTCTTCAAGAATGTCGATTGCTTTACGATAAGCTGCAACTGTTGGGCCTGATGGACCGAACTGGGTGGATGTGAAATCCATTTCTCTTGCAGCTGCATTGTTAAGAAGTTTCGACTTATCGCTGTTGAAGACGTTTGTGCCGTCAAATCCGCCTTGGACGTAGAATGAGAATTTAAGGAACTTTCTAGTTGTGAAATCCTCAAAGTCGTCAACTGTTACAAATCTTGCAGGAGAAGCAGCGCTCAGAACTCCATCACGTCTGTATGTTGCAGATGCCCAAGCGTTTGGATCTGGGTAACCTGTCAGAGCTGATACACCAGCAACTTGAACATTGTTGAGTGTGAACAAGTTGTTGTTGTAATCATCAGCGCCTTCACTTGTAAGAGGTTTTGCCCATACAGTGAAATAGTCGCCGAAATACTTGGTGAGTGATTCAACAGTGTTGTCTGAATATGTGTTCTTGTTAGGCTCAGACTTGTCTGTGTTTGCCTCGAATTGAACGCCCCAGTGGAAGTAAGGGCTTGCAGTTTCAGCAGTTCCAGTTCCTGTCGAAATCTTCTGTCGGAAAGGAACAGGTAGCATTTTCACGCCGCTGATTCGTGTGAGTGAATTACTGATGTTAAGATACGGAGCGCCGCGGAAGCCCATTGGAAGAGCGTCTGCTGGAACTTCTTGATTTTCTACATCTGCTGGTAGTTCAACTCTAATGTAAGAAGATAGGTTGGTGTAGTTTCCTTCAACAACCAGTTTCTGAGAACCTGCAACACGATCAAAGTCATAGTAAGTCTTCATATCGCCAATCATTTTTCCGATGTAGCGCTCTGAAGCTGGATTGATAGTGAGACCTACGTAAGATTCAAGAACCTGCGGCGCGTCGTCAGTATCTCCGAACTCTCTAACATAAAGATCGAAAGTTCCGTATTCTGATGTTGGGTCCTTTGAAGGGGTGATGTTCTTGATTGAAATCTTGAACTTGGTGTTTGCGTAAGCTCCGTCGTCAAGTGCATGAACTTTAAAGAGATCAACTGGTGAACCGCCAAAATCTTGCGAGATAACGAAAGGAGAGTATGCGGTGCGGAAGCGATCTTCAAATCCTTCGAAGTTTGGAACTGTTGTTGAACCAGAATTCGTAGCCAAGCTTCCTGTAAGCAAGAACGCAATTTCTGCAGACTCACCCGCAACAGTATCATCAACAACGTTTGTTCCTGTTACAACAGCATAAGAGCGATAAGCGTCGTATGCTGTGTAAAGATAGTGACCTGCTTGCTCTGCCTTTGTTGGATCTGTGTTGAAGATTTCTGCAAAGTAGTTAGGAGCCTGTGGATCAAAAGACGCAGTTACAATGTTTGGATACGTCGATGTTGCCTTGTGGCCGCTTAGAAGAAGAACGAATTCCTGCAGACCGCTTCCAACATTTACGCTTCCAGTCATAAATCCAAATTCTGCGCTTGGAATGCTTGTTGCTGGAAGATCGTTACTGATCGTAACATCAGAAGATGAAAGAACAGGAAGGACACCTGAGGGTGCGAAAAGAACTCCACGAAGAATTGGAATTGCATTTTCGCTTGTTTGTGCACCAGCGTCCGACAGAAGAGCAGAACCGTTCGAAGCAGACATGTAGCAACCAAGGAAGAATGTTCTTCCTGTATACTCTCCAAGAGCGTATGGGTTTGCACCAATGTCTCCGTTTGACTGCGGCTGCTCTGAACCTACAACGAAACCAGCGTTTGTAACTTTTCCTGCGCTATCGCCTGAGTTGGATCTTTTTGATCCGTCTCCGACACCAAGAACACGAATGTAAGTTCCTGCTCTTGCTGTTCTTAACCACTCGTTCATTGCGAGTGGTCCGAACTTTTCACCGTCTGTAGCGCCGAACTTATTTGCAAAGTCAGCGAAATTTGCAACGGTGACTGGCACGAAAGCCGGTCCACGAAGAGACGTTCCAACTACTCCTGCTGGAATTCCTTGGGGTGCGGTCTGTGTAGGACCCGAGAGATCGATTTCACGAGTGCCTACACCGGGACTCTTATAAGTGAGTTCTGCCATTTGGACTCCTATTCCTCTTTATGTATCACTCAAAAGCGACGCCAGAAGGCGTGATCACAAAATCAATCGCAATGAATTCGACCGTCTTTGTGGGAACAATAACAATTTTGCCGTTCAGCCTGTTCTGCTCGGCATCCTGAGGCGTGTTGTTTGAGTCGTCCATAATGACACGGAACTTTTCAATACCTGCCTGAGCCTGGATAAGAGATAATTGTGGGTTGACTGACGCGATGAAACGTGAACGAACTGCTGGAGTGTTCTGTTCAAAGAGAAGTCTTCCTGCAACATCTGAAACAACTCGCTTCACCTCAAGGAGAAGACGACGCACATTTACTCGATCAAGAGCAGACTTCTTCAACTGCAGCGTCTTTTGTCCAAAGATTGCGAATCCTGCTGATGGGAATGTTGCGATTGGGTTGATTCTTGCATCGTATAGTGTGTCTCTGTCGCCTTGGTTAAGACGAACTTGAACGTTTGTAACGAAATCAAGAGCTGCTCTGTTGAAACCCGCTGGAGCGAACCAAGGATATGCAACTTTATCGTTGAAAGCAATTGCTCCAAGAGCTGCAATCGACGCAGGAACCTTTACCTTCTTGTTAAGAGCAGAGTCTGCAATGTAAACATCTGGGAAGTAAGTTGCCGCATAGTTGTTATCAACATTTAGGCCAACAAAAGACTCTGATGTTTGACGAACCGATGGGCGACGTGATGTTGTGTCATCGAAGATTCTTAGACCGTTATCATCATAAGAAGGAATGTCTCTGACAAACATTGCTAGTGAATAGTCACGTGCAGAATCCTGAGCATGTGTTGTTACTAGAGGCTCGCGAATTCCAGGGATTGCAAGAATGTTTATGTTCGACGAAATTTCATCTGTTAGAATGTCAATAGCAGTTTTGTATGCGTAAACAATGTTGTTGTTTGCACCTGAACCTGCAGCATTCTCAACAAGGCCTGCCTCGACAGCTCCTTGTGCCTTTCCGTCATCGCCTCCTGATCCGACTTCAGTTGAAGATGCCTTGTCATTCATGAGTCTGTTGTCGCGATCAAGAATGTTTAGACCGTCAAACCCTCCGAAGAAGACCGAAGTAAACTTGTTGAATGATGCGAAACGGTTAAATACTACTGATGATGACGCTGCAAGCGTTGCCATTGTGACTCTATCAGCAGAGCCATAGTTAACGCGGTAATCTACAGCTGATGGCTCGCCATTTCTAACATACGCAGCTTCCTTCATGTGAGTCTCTGCGGTTCCTGTCACGGTTGAAAGTGACTGGTTTGCGAGAGCGACTCTTGCAAGAGTAAACTTGTTTGCGTTGAACGCGTCTGCAGCAGAGCCTGTTACAAGAACATCTTGTTTTAGAATTCCTTGAAACTTGGTGTAAGATCTAACAAGGTTGTTTTCTAAAGTTCCGACGTTGTAGTTAAGAACTGCATTTGGAACCGAGGAAGACGCAGGCATTGACTGGACTACAACACCCCAATGTAGACGAGAGTCTGCTCTCTCATTTGGTCCTGGAGTTCCGATGTTTCCGTTGCTGTTCTCAGACATTGTTCCGCGAGTAACCTTGAAACGGAAAGGAAGGGGCGGAAGAATTGACGTGTTAAGATCATTAGTCACAGGACTTGTGAGTCGCGTTCCACCAGAAAACGTTGTTCCTTCAAACGCCAGAGTTCTTGTGCTATCATCCGTGAGGTTGTCTACAG